CCGCCTGGGCGGCGCCGATCCAGGTCTCTTCGTCCATCATCGGGGCAGCGTCGCTTTCGGAGATGCCCGTGCGGGCGGCGTACACCTTGGCCATGGCTGCGTCGAACGGCTCCAGCAGCTTTGCTGCGTCAGCCATATCGTGGCGATTGCCGATGGCCACTGCCCAAGCGTTGTGGATCATCAGGAACGACCCGTCGCCCATCAGGATCTCGTCGCCGGCCATCGCGATCACCGACGCGGCAGAGGCAGCCAGGCCCATGACCTGCACGGTCACGCGGCCGGGGTGCTCACGCAGCAGGTTGTAGATCGCAACGCCCTCGAAGAAGTCGCCACCGGGAGAGTTGACGTTCACCACCACGTCTTTGTCGCCAATGGCTCGCAGGGCAGCGCTTATCCGCTTGGCGGTGACACCCGTTCCCTCCCAGTTCTCGCCGATGGAGTCATAGATCGAGATGCTGTTCGCGTCGTTGCCTGCAGCGCGTACTTCGGGCTCCCAGCGCTCCAGGGCGTCGGGGCGCATGTCGAACTGGGCGGCGCCGAGTCGTCGCTCGGCTCGGATTTCAGGCAGCTGCCGAAGGCTCATTGCTCTTTCCCTTCTGTGTCATGGGGTTGACCAAGTCGTTGGCCCCGGGCTGATCCGATTCCGGGTAGTCCAGCAGGTCGCGGACTTCGTTCTGCGTGTGGAACGGCGCCGTGCCGCCCGAGCCGAGAGCGGCCTTGAAGAACTCCGCCTGATCCTTGAGCGTGCCGCGCATCAAAGCCCGCACGTTGAATTTCGGCTGGAAGCGCTCCAGATCCCGCTCGGCGATCAGCGATCGCGCGACGGCCTGCTCCCAGTTGGTGAAGTGCTCCAGCATCGTGTACTGCAGGAAGAAGATCCCCAGCTGCTCGATGCCTGTACCCCAACTGGTATCGCTCAGGAACAGGAGTGGTCGGGGAACGCCGTACAGCCTGGCTACTTCCTCAACCTGCGCGCTGCGGTTCTCGACATGCTGGGCCTCTTGGGCGGTGCTGCCGAACTTGTTGGCCTTGGCGTTCTCTTCCAGCAGCATCCAGCGCTGCGCGGCCGCAGCACCGGCATACTCGGTGTCGAGGGAGTTACGCATCCGCTCATACGCCACGTCACTGAGCGCATTCGGCACCTCGATGGCGCCGCCAGCCATGTTGCCGGTCTCAAAGATCCGGCTCGCCGCATGTTCCGCATCCAGTGCCAGGCGGATGGCCCGGTCTGCCAGTTTCATCCTGGACAGGCTGGTCACACCGTCCACGGAAAGATCCCGGATGTGAAGCACTTCCTCCTGCTTGAGGATTACCTCGCCGCGCTTCTTGCTGTTGTACCGGTAGATCATCCTCCAGTCGTCGCCGAGCTCAGCGCGAACCGCGAGGGAGTCCAGCGGTATCAGGTGGATAGGCCTGCCAGCCGACCAGATGATTCTCGCGTAACCATCGCCGTGCCGTTGGCGGGCCAGCTCCATCTGCCGTTTGAACTCCAACGGCGTCTGCCATGGATTCGGCTTGATCTTGAGCAGACGGTGCGCGGCGTGCTCGGTCGCAATTCGCTTCTTCCCGCCCGACTCAACCAGGTTCAGCGGCAGCATGCCGATGGTCCCGCAGATCAGGGACAGGCACCTCAGCACCGCCATGTTTCGCAGCTGGTAGCCGCCGCCTCCGTGGCCTCCCTGGGCACGAATGAACTCCAGCAGGGCCGGATCATTCATCCCGGAGAAGTGTCCGGCTTCAGCGCGCGCGCCCGGCGTCGAAGGCGACTCAATGGCGGCTGGTGGGTTCCAGTACCGGTCCAGAGACGCCAGAGCTTCGGCATTGAAACGAGACATGTGGTTCCTTATAGGAATCGGATGCCGCGGCTCTCATACACAGAGGGACCGCGAGCAGATGGATTGAGTGCCATCAACGACACCGCATTGAACAGCGCCATCAGCGGGTCGATCTTTGCCGTACCGCTGACCTGCTTGGTGATCGTGATGGCGTTCCCGGCAGGAACCACCTTTGCATTGCCAACGCACCACGCCATAAGCGGCTGCCCGGCATGGATCAGATCGCCACCAGCCAATGCGCGCTCGGTCGTTTTGATGGCGCCATTTAGCTTCCAGCCCTGAGACACCGCTACGATCTGCTTGAGATCAATCCCGCGGGCCTCCGTGGTCAGTTCATCGACAATCGCACCGATGCCGGCCGGATCAACGCCGATGGCGTGCTCCTCCGGCATCAGTCCTGCTGCTTTCATCTTGCAGATCGCATCAGCGACCTGGTCAACATCCTGGCCCGGCAGCTTCACGATTGTCAGATCACCTGCCGCCTCAAACTCTTGAAGCTTGGTGACAATGTCCTTGCGGCGCTGCAGGACGATCTCATGCGCCCATGCGTGGGCCCAGGCCAGCCACTTTCGTGTTTCGCGCTCACGCCCCACAGCAACCAGGCCCAGAAGGTCATCGAGGCCGCCGCCGTCGATACCGCTGGTGACCACCTCGCAGCGCTGTAGCAGGTCCTCCAGGGTGGCCACCCGTTCCGGCCGGGCCTGTTGCAGCCAGAAGTCAGCACCCGCCCATCGGTCAGAGCGCAGGTTCAGCCCTACCTCGACGTTGGCGTGCTTGGCCAAGAAGCCGCGCAGGGAATGCTCTCCAGCCTGGTCGGCCTTCTCGTACTCGCGTCGCAGGAACTCCGAGTCCACCGAGACCCCAAAATTGGGGTTCACCAGCGGCATGTTCTCCAGCTTCAGGTGATCACCTGCGCTGACCATTTCCGGTGGATGCTCGTACAGCACGGGCAGCGACTGGGGATCCAGGATCTTGCCGTCGCGCACGTCCCGCATGCGCTGCAGGTCCTGTCGGAACACGCCAGCAGGCGGCTCGTCGGACTGAGTCGTCAGTTTGATGACGATCCCTTCCGGCCTCGAAGCCAACCCACCGACTGCCTCGCGGAACATGGCCTCAGCATTCGGCCGCTTGCCGAAAAGCCATTCCTCGTCGATCAGAACCCAGCTCGCCTTCTTGCCACCGACAGTTTCACTGTCAGCGGCAACCACCTTCAGGGTGGCCCCCATCGTTCGATGGGTGATGGTTCGCACATGGTCCTGCACATGGAACAGCTCGGACAGGTCGTCATCGACCTTGATCATGTCCCGCGCTGGAGCGAAAGCGTTGTTCGCAATCTCGACCGTCGGCGCCAGGATGATCATCTCCGCCGACACGCGCCAGTTCAGGATCAGCGCGGTCACCATGATCCCCGCCGCCAGCGTGGACTTGCTGTTCTTCTTGGGGATAAGCATCAGCACTTCGCGAATCAGCCGACGCCCGGTCTCAGCGTCGTATGAGCCGAAGATGGCTGCGACGAAGTCGAAAACCCATGACTCGCATGCCTCACCAAAGGTCGGGCTGCCGGGCGCATCGACGATACGCAGCTGCTTGAATACCGCCAGAGCCTCCTGGGCCTGAACCGGATAGATCGGTGGCGGGATGATCGACTTCCCGGCCACCAGCCTCTCGGCCCAGTCGGGGCATGCGGTCGTGTAGAGCGGCACACCCATATCAGTTCATCCTCGGCCGTGGTGGCGCAGAGGGGGCGAATCGGCCCGCCACCGCCTCAGCCTTCTTTTGCCGCTCCTCCTTCTTGCCGCCCTCACCCTTCTTCGCGTGGGTATAGGGCAATGCAGCAGACGCAGCCTTAACCTGAATAGCCGTAGCCGCCACCTGGCCAAGGGCGATCCGCTGGAGCAGGGTGAGCATGTCCGTTTCTTCTTGCTCGACAGCGACCGCCTTGGTGCGCTTCAAAGCACCGCCTTTCGGCTGGGGCTCCAGCTGGACCTCTACCGCAGCGGCCTTCTTGGCCGGCGCCGCAGCGGACTTCGTATTTGCTGATTTCTTAGGCGGCGCGGGCGTTGAAAGCTTGGGCTTTCGACCGGCGCCAGGCCTTGCGCCGCCTGCGTTCTTCCGCGCGCCGCCGCTCTTGCCTTTGACACCTGCCATTTGCTGATTTCCATTCCTGCGGGATTTTTTTCCACGCGTGCGGGGGGACGCGTGTCGGATGGCGGGAGGTCGGAGACTTTTGCCTCCCCCTCCCACTTATCCACAGGCGACTATCGACGCTGGGCGTTCCCGAACCCTCCGTCCTCACGCGCCGTCTTCACGCTGTGGCACTTCACACAAAGGGTCTGCCAGTTGCTGCCGTCGGCGGGGTTGTTCCCGCTGTCGCCATCGATGTGGTCCACGTGGGCCTCACCCTTGCCACCAACGACACGGCCACAGCAGCGGCAGGTGTAGTGATCCCGCAGCAGCACCGAATCCCGAATACGGCGCCACGCGGCACTGTTGGTGGGTAGGGCGCGGGTCGCCTGTCTATTGATAGGTGACGGCGCGAACCTCGATCCGACCCTTTCCAGACGCGACGGGACCGTGCGGAGACGTGGCATCAGTAGGGCTTCCCATCCAAGTCGACGCGCGCAGGGTCGGCGCCTTCTTCCGGCAGTGGCATGCCGGCCTCCTCGCCCAGAAGCTGCGCCACGGCCTGGACCAAAAGGCCCACGTGTGCGCCAAGCTCAGCGATCTGCTTGTACTGCTCCACGATG